TGACACTGTTTATACTCCTACAACAGCTGTTGACTGGTATGAGCAACAAACTCTGGGTCTGACCAACGCAACTACTTTCTGGAAAGCAATTGCACCAAGACCTACTTCTAATGTTTATGTAACTGATAGAAACGGCAAAAACGATGGACTACACGTTGTCGTAGTTGATGATGCAGGAACCATCACTGGAATTAAGGGCAACATTCTTGAGAAGCACATCAACCTGTCTAAAGCAGGAGATGCAATCTCTAATGTAAATGCACCTCAGAGAATCTTCTACAAAGATTTCCTTGCTGATTTCTCTGCTAACATCTATGCTGGTTACAACCTGTCTCAAGCACACGATGCAGAGCACGGTACAACTCCTAGAGCAACTGGTTTCTCGACAGACTTTGTTCAGATCACGACTGCAGATGGACTCTGGGGTCAACCTGCTCAAGATGTCACTTTTGCTGGTATTGGTGCTGTAACTTACACCTTCGGTGGTGGAGTTGATTACTCCTCAACTGGTGGAATGAAGGCAGAACTTTCTAACCTAATCACTTCTTACGGACTCTTTGCTAACAAAGATGAAATTGAAGTTGATTACCTGATCATGGGTCCTGGTTGTGCAACTGAAGCAGAATCCCAAGCAAAAGCAAACTATCTGATCTCTGTTGCTAATGACAGAAAGGATTGTATGGCTACAATCGGAGCACATAGAACAAATCTGGTTAACATCACTAACACCAACACTCAGACAGAAAATCTGATCAATTACTTCAGTTCACTGTCCTCTTCGTCTTATGCAACATTTGACAGTGGATATAAGTACATGTATGACAGATTTAATAATGAGTTCCGTTACGTTCCAACAAATGGTGACGTTGCAGGTCTTATGACTCGCACCGCAATTGTTGCATATCCTTGGTTCTCACCTGCTGGACAGCAACGTGGTGTTATCAACAATGCCGTTAAACTGGCATATAACCCCAACAAGGCACAAAGAGATCGTCTCTATCCTGCAAGAATCAACTCCTTTATCACAACACCTGGTATTGGAACACTTCTCTTCGGTGATAAGACTGCACTCGGATATGCTTCTGCATTCGATAGAATCAACGTCCGTCGTTTGTTCCTTACCATTGAACAGGCACTAGAAAGAGCAGCACAAGCTCAACTCTTTGAACTCAACGATGAGTTAACTAGAGCTAACTTTAAGAACATTGTTCAACCTTATCTCCGTGATATTCAAGCGAAGAGAGGACTTTACGGATACATGGTTGTCTGTGACAGCACGAATAACACTCCTGATGTCATCGATAACAATGAGTTTAGGGCAGACATCTTCCTGAAGCCTGCTAAGTCAATTAACTATGTAACACTTACCTTCGTTGCTACCCGCACTGGTGTTAGCTTTGAAGAAGTAGTTGGCAGAGTTTGATAGCATTATCTAAATAACAAAAGGAGGATTAAAAAATGCCACACTCTATCGAGAAAATCAAATCAACTCTGATCGGGGGCGGTGCTCGCCCCAATCTATTCCAGGTAGACTTAACGTCTTTCCCTGGATCTGGTGACGAAGGATACGATTCAGATAGTTTTTCTGTTCTCTGTAAGGCAGCACAGTTGCCTGCATCAAACGTAGCATCGATTGATGTTCCATTCAGAGGCAGAATCTTCAAAGTTGCTGGTGACAGAACCTTTGATACCTGGACCGTTACAGTAATCAACGATAACGATTTCGTTATCCGTGCTGCAATGGAACGTTGGATGCAAGAGATTGCACAATATGCTGATGGATCTGGTCTGCTCAACCCAGCTGACTATCAAGTCGATGCTGTTGTTAAACAGTTCAGTAGACTTAACACTGATCCTAATGCCAGAAGTGGTGAAGGTCTTGAAACTATTAAGAAGTACAAGTTCTACGGAATATTCCCAACGAACATTGCCGCTATTGACCTGTCTTACGACACATCTGACACCATTGAAGAATTCACAGTTGAATTCCAAGTCCAATACTGGTCCCCAGATAACAGTGCTGACTGATCCATAAATAGATCAGACTTAAGTTAGTTTATAATAATGTCTAAGTTATTTGGGTTCTCTATTGAGGACACAGAACCACTATCTCCAAGTGCCGTCAGTCCCGTTCCTCCGAATAATGAGGACGGGAATGACCACTATATGAGTAGTGGTTTTTTTGGTTCTTACGTGGATATTGAGGGTGTATATCGCACCGAATTTGATCTGATTAAAAGATATCGTGAAATGGCACTTCATCCTGAAGCGGATAGTGCCATTGAGGATATTGTAAATGAAGCAATTGTTTCAGATTCTAATGATAGTCCAGTTGAGATTGAACTTTCAAATCTTAATGCAAGTGATGGTATCAAAAATATAATTCGTAAGGAATTTAAATATATTCTTGACCTTCTTGATTTTGACAAGAAGGCACACGAAATTTATAGGAATTGGTACATTGATGGTCGCATTTATTATCACAAGATTATTGATATGAAGGATCCTGAAGCAGGAATTCAGGAACTTCGTTATATTGACGCAATGAAAATGCGTTATGTAAGGCAACAAAAGAAAAAGAAAGGTGATATTAATAATGCGGTTGCAAGAATAAAAAGTGATAATCCTATGGATTATGACTTTCCTGAAATTGAAGAGTTTTTTATATATAATCCTAAAGCAGTTTATCCAACTGGAAACCCCATGCAAACTGGGGCACAGCAAGGAATTAAAATTGCAAGAGATGCAATCACATATTGTACATCTGGTTTAGTTGATCGTAATAAAGGATCAACTCTTTCGTATCTTCATAAAGCAATCAAGGCACTCAATCAACTTAGAATGATTGAGGATTCACTGGTCATCTACAGATTGTCCCGTGCTCCAGAACGTAGAATTTTCTACATTGACGTTGGCAATCTTCCTAAGGTAAAGGCAGAGCAATACCTTCGTGATGTGATGACTCGTTATCGCAACAAACTTGTATACGATGCAAACACAGGAGAAATCCGTGATGACAAAAAGTACATGGCAATGCTTGAAGACTTCTGGCTTCCCAGGCGTGAGGGTGGAAGAGGAACCGAAATATCCACTCTCCCTGGCGGACAAAACTTGGGTGAAATCACTGATATTGAGTATTTTAAAAAGAAACTCTATCGTTCACTTAACGTCCCACCATCAAGAATGGATGGAGAAGGTGGGTTTAACTTGGGGAGATCTTCTGAGATCCTGAGAGACGAACTTAAGTTCACTAAGTTTGTTGGACGTTTGAGAAAGAGATTCTCCAACATGTTTAATGACATGCTGAAGACCCAATTACTCCTGAAAAATATAATTACTCCTGAAGATTGGGAGATCATGAGTGAGCATATTCAGTATGACTTCCTCTATGATAATCACTTCTCCGAACTGAAAGAAGCAGAACTTCTCAATGAGAGACTGACTCTTGCTCAAACTGCTGAACCATATATTGGTAAGTATTATTCTCAGGATTATGTCCGTCGTAAAATCTTACGTCAGACTGATATTGAGATTATTGAACAGGATAAGTTGATTGCAAAAGAGATAAAAGATGGTGTAATTCCTGATCCAGCAACGATTGATCCTGCTACTGGACAACCTTTAGACTCAGCAGCAGGTATGGATTTAGGTAAACCACAGATGGAACCTGAAATTGATGCATCTGCCGCCGAACCCATTGAGATGCCAAAAGGTGGTGAAATATAAAGTAAATGGATGATATTTACAAGAATTTAAGACAACGTATTCAAATAATTATTAGTACAAATCAATATAAACACCCACATTTAAATGATTTAAATTTACATAATTGTCATCCACACATATTCCCCTATCAACCTCTTCATCCTTTTTATTTTGATAGTGCTAAAAAAATATAAATACTCATAGTCGTATAATATACAATTAAATGGATGACCTTTTAGATATGATCATTGCTGATGAGTCACCATCTCAAATTAGTGATGCAATTAAAGACGTTCTTTATGCAAAGTCTGCAGAAAGAGTTGATGCATTTCGTCCCCTCGTAGCAAATGGTCTTTTCACTGGAGAAGATCAAATTGAAGTTGAGGACGAAGCACCTGAGACCACCGATGGTGTCTGATTTATAAATAACTACTATAAATGAACTCTAAAAAATAATGGGACATAAACCAGTAGGAATTAATTCCGCTTTAGATATTGCTAGTACAACTAATAAAAGAAGTCTTGATAAAACCCTTCAAAAAACAGACTCTTTGAGAGTTGTGGCTAAAGGTGCGGGTTGTCACATTGCTATTGGAACTCTTCCGACAGCAGCAGTGACAAATTATTATGTACATGCAGGTGAATCTGAAGTTATTTCCTTAGGATCAGTCAAATCAAACAAAGTTACTGGTATTACTACTGGTGCCACCACAACTATTGATTTTGCTGAAGGAACTGGATCACCATTTGAGGTTGGAGATGCAGTTACTTTAACCGTGACTGGACAATCTGATTACGATTTTACTCATAAAATAGTTTCATCTGTTAATGCTGTTGCTGGTATAGGTGGGTTCTATAGCACAAGAATTGTGGTAGATCATGATTCTTCCACAGGGAATCCAGCAGCATTACTGCCGACTTCATCAGCAGAACTGAGAAGCTCCTTTATGGTTGCTACCTTTGGTGATGGATCTGGAACACTTCATTATCAACAAGTACAATCAAGCGGAGGGGCATCCTAATGAAACTGATTAGAGAAGAAATTGAATCAGTAAAATTCCTTGTAGAAACTACCAAGTCTGGTAAGAAATCACTGTACATTGAGGGAGTTTTCCTTCAGGGTAACATCAAGAACCGTAATGGTCGTATGTATCCTATGGAAACTCTTCGTCGTGAGGTTTCTCGTTACAATGAAGCACACGTCAATGCTGGTAGAGCACTTGGTGAACTTGGTCACCCCGATGGTCCTACCGTCAACCTAGATAGAGTTTCTCATAAAATTGTTTCTCTCAGAGAGAGTGGAGATAACTTCATTGGAAAAGCAAAAATCCTCGGAACTCCGATGGGTAAGATTGCCGCAAACCTCGTAGAAGAAGGAGTAAAACTCGGCGTTTCTTCTAGAGGAATTGGATCTCTCAAAATGACAAGAGAGGGATGCAATGTTGTTGGTGACGACTTCATGTTAGCAACTGCTGCTGATATCGTTGCTGATCCTTCTGCTCCCGATGCATTTGTTGAGGGAATTATGGAAGGAAAAGAATGGGTTTGGGAAGGTGGACTTCTGCGTGAAAGATATGCAGAACAAACCAAAAAGACAATTAATACATTAGTAGATCAGAGAAAACTTGAAGAGCATAAGCTTAATTTATTCAATGACTTCTTATCTAATCTTTAATTTTATAAATAAATATAGTTTTAATACGGAAAAACACGGAGAGTTCTAATGTCTAGTGGCAAGAATTTACAAGAAATGGAAGTAAAGACACAGCAATCCCGCACCGCTGTTAATGCTGGAGCAAAACCTGCTGATCCTATGCCCAAACTCACAACTGGTGGCACCCCTGCCTCCTACGAAGATTTGGGTGGTCCTACACCAGAAAACTACAAAGTAGATGATGACTCAGCAAAGCTGAAAACTCCTGGTGGCACCCTTAAGCAAGTTAAGGATGTGGTAAACAAAGGTGCAAAACCTGCTGATGCCATGAAGGGCATGAAGGAAGAGGAAGAAGTTTCCTCTGAAGACACCATCGAAGAAGAAGAAGCAACCACCGATGAGGTTGTTGCTGAAGCTGAGACTACCGAAGACGAAGTTGTTTCTGAAGAAGAAGTAACTACCGAAGAGGAAGTCGTTGCTGAGTATGATGTTCAAGAGGACATCGATGCTCTGATCGCTGGTGAAGAACTTTCCGAAGAATTCCAAGAAAAAGCACGTACAATCTTTGAAGCAGCAATCAATGCTAAAGTTGCTCAAATTAAAGAGCAACTGGTAGCAGAAAATGCAGAGAAATTTGCAGAAGAAGTTGCTGCTGCTAAAGAATCACTCGCAGAAAGAGTTGATTCTTATCTTGAGTATGTTTCTGACGAGTGGTTTGAAGAGAACGCACTCGCAGTTGAAGCTGGTCTTAAGACCGAAATGACCGAATCATTCCTTTCTGGAATGAAGGGTCTTTTTGAAGAACATTATGTAACTATCCCTGAAGAGAAGTATGATGTACTTGAGAGCATGGTAGAAAAACTTGATGATATGGAGACAAAACTCAACGAGCAAATTGAGAAGAACATCACTTTAAACGCTAGACTCTCTGAGTCTGCTGCTGATGGAATCCTCAATGATGTTTCTGAGGGACTTGCGTCTACTCAGAAAGAGAAGCTTGCATCACTTGCCGAAAGTGTAGAGTTTGAAAGTGAAGATCAATATCGTGGCAAACTGGAAACACTCAAGGAGTCCTATTTCAACTCCAAGAAAGAGTCTTCCACTGCTAAAACTGAAACCCTTTCTGAAGGTGTAGATCATGCAGGTGGAGAAGATTACTCCGCATCCATGGCTGCATATATGAGAACCCTGGGTTCTTTTAGCAAAAACTCCTGAATTTAACATTAAATCAAACCGTAAACGTATTAGGTAACCGCAAATGTTCCATTCCGAACAGTTGCAGGAAAAGTGGGCACCTCTCCTCAACCATGAGGGTCTCGATAAAATCGATGATTCACACAAGAGAGCCGTAACCGCTGTCCTGCTCGAAAACCAAGAGAAGTTCCTCAGAGAACAACAAGCTTTCGCTTCTTCAGGTTCATTCCTGTCTGAGCAACCAAACGTAAACACCGACCCCTCCTCAACCGGTAATCCTGGTTTCTCGGGTTCAGGTGCTTCACCTGTCGCAGGTTTCGACCCCGTTCTGATCTCCTTGATCAGACGTTCTATGCCTAACCTGGTCGCATATGACCTCGCAGGTGTTCAACCAATGTCCGGTCCTACTGGACTCATCTTTGCGATGCGTTCCAAGTACACCAGTCAGACTGGAACCGAGGCATTCTTCGACGAAGCAGATACCTCATTCTCCGGTCAGAACGTAGGCAGAAGCCTCACCGCTGGTGAGTCTGATGCTGCTGCTGGTCTGGGTACTACCCAAGCACAAGCTGGTACTAACCCTGCTGCTCTGAACCCAACTGGTTCTGCATCTTCGACCGCATATGATGTCGGTCAGGGTATGACCACTGCCAATGCTGAAGCACTCAACGGCACTGGTGATACTGCCTTCAACCAGATGGCATTCAGCATTGAGAAAGTTACTGTGACTGCGAAGTCCAGAGCACTCAAGGCAGAGTACTCCCTGGAACTGGCACAAGACCTTAAGGCAATCCATGGTCTGAATGCTGAGGCTGAACTCGCAAACATTCTCTCTACTGAGATTCTTGCTGAGATCAACCGTGAAGTAATCAGAACCATCTATAAGATTGCTGAACCAGGTGCTGGTGCTAACACCGCAACTGCTGGTGAGTTCGACCTTGATATCGACTCAAACGGACGTTGGAGTGTTGAGAAGTTCAAGGGTCTGCTTTTCCAAATCGAGAGAGATGCGAACGCAATCGCACAAAGAACTCGTAGAGGAAAGGGCAACATGATCCTCTGCTCTGCAGACGTTGCCTCCGCACTGACCATGGCTGGTGTACTCGACTACACCCCTGCACTCAATGCAAACCTGAACGTTGATGACACTGGTAACACCTTCGCAGGTGTCCTGCAAGGTAAGTACAGAGTCTACATCGACCCATATTCTGCAAACGTTGCTGCTAACCAGTACTACGTTGTTGGTTATAAGGGTACTTCACCTTATGACGCAGGTCTGTTCTATTGTCCTTATGTTCCCCTCCAGATGGTTCGTGCCGTTGGAGAGAACACCTTCCAGCCCAAGATTGGCTTTAAGACCCGCTACGGCATGGTCGCAAACCCATTCGCAGAAGGAACCACTGCTGGAGCAGGTCGTCTCCGTGTTAACAGCAACCGTTACTACAGAAGAGTTACTGTTAAGAACCTCATGTGATCCATTGGACACATATTTTTCCAAGAGACCCTTTATGGGTCTCTTTTTTTATGTTTGTTGCTAAATAGGATTGCCTTATTGGTTTTTATGACACCTCACAAATACGATCACATACTAATCTACACAAATCCAATTAAATACAAATTCAAAAACAAACCAAATCCAACCAAATACATCGATCCTAAATTCATCCAAACACGAATCTATTTTAAGTGTGAGAGTGATTTTTATAGGAAGAAAAAAACAAAATGATAATGGCAAAGACCTCCTTCGGGAGGTCTTTTTTTGTATCTAAATAAGAATGTAGAGAACTAAGTAACATGCCTTTTCACATTAAAACACTAAGTGTTATGAATCCAACAATTGGTGATGTATATTATACAGGTGACAATAGATGGACCGAGACCTATAATGATAGGAAGGTGTACACTAACGAGTCTGATGCAAATGCAGACAAAGCAACTACTGTTACAAAGAATGGTGTAACTTACACTCCAAAGCATTTTGCTAATGCCACTGTAGTTTCTGAATAATCATG